TGGTACGATGATCGTGCGATCGGTTTCCGCGTTCTTTGGTACGAAGACAATCTTCCCTCCCTTGACTATCAGCACCTGCTCTTTCAGAACAGATACCGGTAGTGGTGGTTGCCAATCATCCAGGATTTCTCCTGCGTGATAAGCGGCCCAGGACGGCGTGCTGTTGACACAGCATAGACCAAGGGGAAGACAATTGCTGGTAGCACTCAGTGCGCCTGAATACTTGTTATAACCCGACGTGTAAGACCCTGAATTCACATTCGTGGATCCAGGGCCCCAACCTGTCGCATGCAGAAATTCCTCCCAATCAAAGTCCTTAAGAAGGATAGAAATTTTTCGAGCCGCGAGCCAAAGGGCAAGCGTAATCTCGGGGTCCACTTTTCGTGGGTCCTCTATCCAATTTCGGAACCGTTGGTTGGTCTCTCTGCACTGTTCCTCTGCTTCGAGAAACTTGTTGTAAGCAACCGTTTTACGATCCACCCCTGTCGGCAAGTAAGGATACTTGGACAGGAACGAGGTCGCAATATTGCTGCGGTCAAACAAGTCAGACTTCAGGTAATTGCGAGGGTCAGTCTTGACCTGTGCAATTCCTAACCAATCACCGTACTTCAGGCGCAGGTAACACCCCAGAGATTCTGGAGTGTCACACGCTTCGTACAGTGAGAGGGCTGCTAAGTATGCTCGACGATCTCGATCGTCGACAAGCAGCGTGAAGTTCTGGAACGGGATGCCAGCGTAAGCACGCTTCTTCTTTTTTGCTTTTGATAAGCTCATAAAGTCCTTAATGGTGATCCTATTAAGCAAGAGAACTGATGTTCTCGGGGTGCTTAGACGAGAAACGAAGAAATCCTGGTCGACTTAGAAGTAAGTCGGATCCAGATTTTCGACGCTTTCCGTCGTGAGTGCTTCGTCGATCAGATCACGCATCATCGCAAGGAGATCCTTGCGGTTTTGCGTGGTGGACCGTTCAGGAAGAACGAATTCCAGTTTTCCGATCAGCGAATAGGCCACCGTCGGAGCCGGCTGAATGCCGGATGCGGTGCTCGCGCTGGTCTGCTCAAGGACGGGGGTGACCAATTTCATGGTCACTGTCGTCGCCTTGGACTGCTTCGTCGGAAGCCTTTGCTGGATGGACAACTGGTCATACCCAACCACAATACCGCTCGCGCGGTTGTGGAAGACGTAGAGGTTGTTCTCCTTCTTGGCTGGCGAGAAGGTCCGGTTCACCGGCGTGGTCGGGGTGTTGTCCGTAAGGACAATGGAGGTCTTTTGACTCATTGACAAATCCTATGAAAGGAGGGTTAAAGAAGCTGGGCTTCTTCAGGATGGTTGAGAATTGTTCCAGACAGAATTGTCTTTCATCGTACGCGGAATGAACCGCCCGATGATCCGTGGAACACGGATTGCAAGAGTGCTAGTGCGCTTGTGGCATGCGATACTGATAGAGGGTTCTTAAACTCTGGTAGACGAGGTGAAGGGAAGGCCGATAACACCACTCTGTTTTTAGCAGAGATGTTGTTGAAAGCCGT